CTCGGAGCCCGATCTTGGTGAAGAGGATGCTGAGGCGGTCGGTGGCGGAACTGTAGTCGCCCGAAACAAGGCTGTCGGAGTGATGGGTACCGGGGAAATCCCGGTGGAGACCCAAGATCTCGTGGAGCACGGATTCGGACATCTGCTCTCCGATGAGGGAGAAGCATCTGAAGCGACGGAGGTAACGCCAGAGTGCCTGCTGTAGGGGGCGGGCGACATGTCCGGGTAGACCGGCCATGGCAGTGATCATCCGGACCTTGAGTGGTTCGCGGATGGGAACAGCCCTACAGGCGTACAGCTGACGGCTGGGAGGATCCAACTCGTGGAGGCGTTGGAGGGGACCCATGTTCTCGAGTATTTGCTCGTTAGCATAGAGGGTCCAATCTTCCTCGGTCCAATCTCGTGTGACGCTCTTGGGAGGCACCGGAACGCCACCAGCCCGGCCCTGGGTGAGGTAGAGGGGGAGGTCGCCCAACTGATACTCTGGAGAATATCCAGCTATCAGTTTGGAAAACTGATCTTTGGTCAGACTGGGCAGACCATAGTCAGAGACGACCAAGCCCGGACGTACCTCACGCATCCCTTGGAAGGGATCCGTGGCTTCAGCAAGGAGGAGCTGACCCACGGGAGGGTTCTCGGGGGGTGGAACCTGGTAGAACCGAGAAAAGGGTTTCGGTCCCCAGGGTTCCTCGCCGTTCAAGAAGCGAGTAACGAGTTGGCGCATGTACCCTCGGGTACCACCCTGATGTCTTCCCCGCTCCGCGCAAGCGCGGTGAGATGCCTCTGTGTGAGGTAACTCAGTAGGGATGGAAGGCATACGGAACCCCTTGAAGGCTGTTTGGAAGAACAGTTCAATGAGTTCCTCCTCCGGGAGTGGAGGCGGGGGGGTAGAGAGGAGGGCCGCATGTTTCCGGCAGGCTTCGTTGATGAAGCTCGCGGGAACAGCCTCACAGCCGCGTTTGAGCTGGGCAAAACCCCAGAGGGCGCGAAAGTACTGATCGGAGTCGGTACGATCGGCCGGGTAGTTTGCCAGGCGACGGAGATAATCTCCGGTCTCGCCACCGAGGAGGGTGGCAGTGAGACCGAGACCAGACTCTGTCCAGCCAGACGGGACGGGAGGAAGCGGATTGCGGAGGAAGAAGGCAACGGGCCAATCTTTCCAATATTTCAAGTTGGCGACAATTTCGCTTATTTTCCAGGTCTTGAAGACTTTGAGGAAGGCGATAGAGTCGGTATGGGGACGAGTTCCGATGTAGTCGGAATCCCGCGCACATGAGATATTGGAATCTGAAAGGATTAATAGAGCGGAACGGAGTGCCTTCAGGGAGTGGACAAGGTGGAAGTCCACGGAGTAGGCGACAAGACCGCGCGGAGGCTCCGGAAGGAGCGCGCCGGTCTCAAGCTGGGGTGGGGGGGAGACCCTCGTACACCAACGACCACGGTTATCCACATGCAGGCCATAGGCCGGCAGGAGTTCCCATGTCGAAGGATAGTTTTGATCCACACCAAGAGGTGTGAGCCAATACTCAACGAGGGTCTCATCCAGGACCCAGGAGGAAGTTGTGGCTCCTTGGGAGGAGCCACCCCGCCGAGTGACGCAGAGAGCTGCGGTGGGGAAGATGGGAGCGACCGGATCGGTGGCATTCCGAACTAGTTCGGACTCGAGAGAGTCCTTGGGTTCGGAGTGGTATAACCACTGAACTGGGCCCTCAGACGCGATGTCAAACGGAGGTTTGACAGCGTGGAGGCGCTCTAAAATACCATCAATGGCATGGAGGACGTCAAAGTTCTTCATGTTGTTGTTTCCTTTTCACTACTGAGGCGGG